GTTGGCTCGCGGCAGGTTCCTCGTTTGGAATTTGGATAGTCTCCGCGCATGCCAAGCCGAGGAGGCCTCCAATGAGTGATTACGATTTCGCAGCCGATATGAGCGACGATGAGCAGCTTGCCGCACTCGCGGCTCTCACCGTCATCGAGAAGCGCGTGAAGGACGCCGTCACCCGCATCAAGACGCGCCAACGCGACCGCATCGGCGCTGGCCATGGCGCGAAGGCGTTCCTCGACCATGACCTCGCGGCGACCATCAGCGTGACCAAAGACGGTGACGGCAAGTTCGTTGTCAAGGATCCTGATGCTTTCTCGAAGGTTCTGCTCGCCCTTGGTGACGATCCGGAGAATCCGGAGTCCCGGGTGCAGCTGGCCGTCCTGCCGAAGAAGAGCAGCATGACTCCTGACGCATTGGCAGAGTTCGTGGACTCCCATGGCGGCGAGGTGCCCGCCGGCGTCGAGTGGAAGGACGGGGTGAAGTCCACCGTCAAGATCGCACTCGAGAAACAAGTCAAGGACAAGCCGCTGAATCTGAGCAATCTCATCGGGATTCCGCAGCTGCTCGGCATCGAAGCACAAGCGGCCACGGAGACCACAGCGGACGAGGCAGAAAGCGAGGATCCATGGGCAGCGAAGTAACGCAGATCAACCATCATTCCGCAATGGCGGAACAGGTGGAGTGGAGCAAGCTCGTGGCCTCGTCCGACATCATTCCCGCCGATTACAAGAACAAGCCCGCGAATATTCTCATCGCGACAGGTTTCGGAGCGTCGATGGGTTTGTCGCAGGCCGAGAGCTTGTACAGGATTTCAGTGATTAAGGGCAAGCCCACCATGAGCGCGGAACTGATCGCGGCACAGGTGAGGAAGGCCGGACACAAGCTGCGGCTTGTTAAGGATGAGAACGCGCAGTCGGTGACTGCCACTGTGGTGCGTTCCGATGATCCGGATTATCCGATCAGCGTGGTGCGCGATCTCAAGTGGGCGCAGAAGATGGGACTGGCGAACAGCCCGAACTATCAGAAGCAAGCCATGACGATGCTCACGTGGCGCGCCATCACAGCGGTTGCCCGCGAGGCCTGCCCCGAAGCCCTGTTCGGAGTCGCCTACACGCCCGACGAAATGAGCGACCTCGACAACACGCAAGTGGAAGCGAAAGTCGTGGAGACACCCGCGCCGGAGCCGCAGCAGGAGCCGGCCACTCCGGAGCTCCTGCCCGGTCAGCGGCAGCTCGCCCAGATCGCCGCGCTCATGAAGGACGGTGGTGTCACCAGCAGGGACGAGGCGCGCATCGCTTTCCGTGCCTTGGTCAACAAGGACATCGACGCACCGAACCGGCTCGATCTCGAGGACGTCGAGGCACTGCTGTCGGCTCCCGAGATCGTCGTCATCCGCACCAAGGAAGCACTCCAAGCCGCACAGGCGGCTGAGAAGAAGGAGCAAGCCAAATGAGCACGCCACAGATCATCATCGTTGGCAATCTCGCCAGCGATCCCGAGACCGGCACCACGCAATCCGGCAAATCGTATGCGCGCATCGCCGTCATGAGCAGCAACCGCGTCAAAGACCAGTCCGGCAATTGGAGTGACGGTGATCGCAGCACGAAAAGGTGCACGGCATGGAACGATCTCGCCGACCACATCGGCCAATCATTGCACAAGGGTGATCAGGTGATCGTCATCGGTCACGAGCACGACACCAGCTGGCAGGACAAGCAGAGCGGCCAGACCCGCTACGGCACGGACGTGTTGGTCTCCGAGATCGGCGCGAGCCTGCGCTATGCGGTCGCTTCCCCTCAGAGAGTTCAGCGCGGTCAATCGCAGCAGACGGGCTACGCGGCTCCCGGCCTCGATGAGAAAGCCGCAGCAGCGCCGCAATACCGGAATCCCGCCGACCCGTGGCAGGGTGCTGCGGATCCCGGCTTCGACAACGTCAGCTTCTGAAATCTCACCAATATCTAGGGAGTAAAAATGACACAGCAAAAACCAGTGCAGGGATCTCTCGTTCCCGACGAGGCGACGCCCGACATGCTCGTCGGCCTCCTGCCGAAAGCCCAGGGCATTCTCAAAGCGTCCGCGACGTATCTCGCTGCGGTGCGCGGCCTGCTCGCGTCGAAGGACAAGATGGCGCACATCAAGCGGTGGGGCGATCTCACGCCCGTTACCGAAGTGCTCTACGACACCGCGTCATTGGCGCAGAAGACATTGGACGCGGGCTTGGCGATGGAGACCATGCTGAGCAAGCCCCTGAAGAGCCGTGAGATCGTCATGCTCGACAACCTGCGCCATGCCCTTAGCGAGCACGACGACGCTGAGCATGTGGATCCGACGACGGGCGAGATCCTGCCATGAGCCGCAACCGCAAATCAGCAGCGCAGGCAGGCCGCGACATGGAAAACTGCGTCGTCGATTACTTGAGCTGGGCGCTCGATACTGACACCATCGAGCGCCGCCGGCAGACCGGCAGCAAAGACAGAGGCGACATCAGCGGCGTGCGGTTCATGGGGCATCGCGTCGTCATCGAAGCCAAGAACACCAGCAAGCTCGACGTCACGCAGCACCTGCGCGAAGCCGAAGAGGAACGCGGCAACGACGACGCCCTGATCGGCATCGTGGCTCAGAAACGACGCGGCATCGGCCTCGACTCGCACGAGACGCAAGGCCAGCAGCTCGTCATGATGACACTGCAGACACTCGCGCTCATGCTCAACGACGGACAGGCATTAGGGCCGGAAGAGAATCAGTCATGAGATACATCAGCCTCTTCAGCGGCATCGAAGCAGCATCGGTCGCGTGGAATTCGCTGGGCTGGGAGCCTGTGGCGTTCAGCGAGATCGATCGATTCCCCAGCGCAGTGCTCAAGCATCATTATCCCGCAGTCCCGAATCTCGGGGACATAACGAAAGTTGATTGGAGCGAATATGCAGGAACAGCCGACCTTCTTGTTGGAGGATCCCCCTGCCAAGCCTTCTCAGTTGCGGGACTGCGGAAGGGCTTGGACGATGAACGCGGTCAGCTCATGCTCGAGTATGTCAGAGCTGTTGCAAAGATTCGTCCGTGTTGGGTCGTCTGGGAGAATGTCCCCGGAGCTTTTACGGCTGACGGCGGAGAGGCCTTCGCTACCCTCGTCTGGGCATTGGAGCAACTCGGGTATTGCGTTTCATGGCGAGTGCTTGACGCTCAGTTCTACTCCGTGGCCCAGCGACGCCAGCGTGTGTTCGTTATCGCGAGTCTTGGAACCACGGGTAGCGTCTCGGTTCTTTTTGAGCGCGAGAGCCTGCAGTGGGATTCTGCGTCGAGCCGAGAAAAGAGGAAAGCCCTTACCCAAGGAGCTGCAGGAAGCGCTGAGGGCGCGGGCGGAAGCCTGACGCCGGGAGAGATTCAGGCGGAACGCGTGTATTCAACTGCGGGCGTTGCCCCCACTCTGGGTTCGTCGCATGAGTCGGGTGGCAACCACGGGCCGAACATTCTTGAGCCTGTGTACGCGGTGGGTTCCGCCGCCGCTCACGCTGAGATCGAGCGAGACCTGGCACCGACCAGCACCGCTCACTTCGGTAAGGACGCGGGATATATCAGCACTCCGAAAACCTTGCAGATGCGGAGCGGCAAGGAGGGCGGAGGCAAGGGTGCTCTGGTTGCTGAGGATATGAGCGCGACCCTGACCACGGGAGTGCAGCAGACGCTGTTTCCCGGTGACGGTCGCGTGCGTCGTCTGACCCCGCGCGAGTGCGAGAGGCTTCAGGGATTCCCGGACGATTGGACCGATGTGCCGTATAGAGGCAAGGAGCACAGTCCTGATTCGGCACGCTATAAGACTCTTGGCAATTCGATGGCAGTGCCGGTCATGAAATGGATCGGTGAGGGCATCGATCTTATTGAGAAAGGAGCAAGCGTTGGAGACTTTCGCGAAGCTTGACAGCAAGCTGTATCTGAACCCGAAGTGGATCATGTTCAGCAGCACGCATCCCCTGGCGGCCGTCGTCTGGGTGGGTAGCATCACGTACTGCGTCGACAACCTCACCGACGGGTTCATTCCCGACATGATCGCCAGCCGCGTGCTCGGAGCCGATTCCAGCATCGCTCAGGATCTCGAAGAGGCCGACATGTGGGAGCGCGTCTCGGATGGTTGGCAGGTGCATGATTTCCTCACCGCGCAGCAGTCCCGCGCACAGGTCGAGGCCAGCAAGAAGGCCAAGGCCGCAGCCGGACGGCTCGGCGGCAAGAAGAGCGGCGAGTCACGTCGAAGCGCAACCGAAGCAGGCGCTTCACACCCCATCGAAGCACCTGCTTCACGGTTGGTTGAAGCAAACCTGAACCAAAACGAACCAGATACAGATACAGATTTAGATTTAGATACAACTACCACCCCTACCCCTCCAAAAACGGCGGCGGCGGACGATTCACGATTCCAAGAATTCCTCGAAGCGTATCCGAAGAAAGGCAATTCGGAGGCCTCACGCCGCGAATGGGACAGGATCACCAGCGAAGACCTCGCGCAGCCCGGCATCATCGTGGACGCCGCCCGGGAGGCCGCGAGACAGGTGCGCTCGAAGCAGATCGAGCGGCGACACCTGCCCCAGCCTGCGAACTTCCTCCGCGACCGGCAGTGGGAAAACTTCACGCCACTGGCAGCCTCAGCACCGGTGAGCGACGGGTGGATTCAAGACCACGTGACGCTCAAGCTGCCACCGGGAGCCGACTGGAGCGCGGCCACACGACGCTTCAGAAGCCTTGTGAAAACAGGAATGACCAAGGGCGACGCAGCCCAATTAACCATCAAGGAGCAAAGCAAATGACAAAGAAAATTATCACCGACATTCAGGATGTCCACGTCGGAGACATGGTCTTCCTCGACGGGTTGGAGGGCCCGCAAGAAGTAAGAAATCGTCAAGGCTCTAACCCATCCCTCTATGTGGAGGCCAGCGTGCCGCCCGAGGTGGATCGCATTGAAAGACTCCTCTACGGCGGAAAACATACGGTCAGCGGGCACTGCTTCTGGATCTCGGACGAGCTTTTCCTTCGTGCCGAACGTGAAGTGGAAACTCCGACCGTCTCTGAGACGAAAGTTGCCGCAGCAACCAAGGCAATCAAGGAGTACTTCGAGGCCGATGGCAGCCGACTGTCTCTGAATGCCGCGGCGGACATGGCGGTAGCCGCTCTTACAGCTGCCGAGGTGGTGTCTGAATGAGCGACAGCAATGAGGTTCCCGTACCAGCGTCGAAAATGATGACGCTGGAAGTGATCAATCGAATCACGGAACCGAAAAAGAATGAGGATGACATGCGGTTCCTCTTCGAAATCGAGGGAAAACCGGCCATCTATTACGACGTTGCTAGTGACGACAGTACAAAAGCAATAGTGCATATGGACGAAGATCTCTTTGCTGATTATGACCATGAGATGGGGGAATTCCTTATCAACCGCATAGACGATCTCAAGGCCGCTGTAACAAAATTCGACGCCCGATGGACAGCTGCCCACTCCTCTGCAGTAAAGCAGGTGCCCGATGCGTCTGACTGATCGACTGCGCAGACTTTTCGGCAGGAAGCCGAGTACATGGCGGTTCGAGAACGTGCCACCCGAGTTCGATCGCTGCGGCTACTGCGTCAGCTGCGGCACGTTCACGGATCTCAACGACAGAAGCCTGTGCCAGGACTGCTGGGCAGAGATCGGAGAACTGCTATGAGATTCATACAGATCGGCGATGCCACAGTGTGCATCGCGAAACTCGCACCGGGTCTACTCAAACGCATCATCAGTGGCGAGAAACAGTACGAGGTGCGCACAGAATCATTCCTCGGCGCTCGCCTCATCGCCTACACGGACTTAGGCGGCCATCTGCTCACGGTCTTCTCAATCGGCGAGGATCTGCCCTACGACCGGTTCGAGGACAAGCGCGTGCGAGGCATGGCCAACGTGGACGCGGAGACCTTCAGTCGTCTCTTTCCGCCCGATGTTCCGCAACTCTGGGTCGCTCGCATCCACAACCGAGTCACCGACAGCGCATTGATCACCACAATCAAGAAAGAAGCACGCTTATGAAGCACATCAGCACTTCCCCGCGCTCGCGGCGCGTCAAACCCCATTACGAGCACGTGGCCGACCGGAAGCAACCCACCTTCAGCGAGGGCTTCGCCGCCATCGGTCAGGTCTTCGCACTGTTCAACAAAGCCGTTGCGGGAATCCGCGAACAGACCCGCGCCGGATACGACGACGAAATGAATCGAGGCAGCGATGACTAATCTCTTCACGCCAAAAGACATCGACTCCACCCGATTCACCACCACGAGATTCCGTGAAGGCTATTCGATCGACGAGGTCGACCAGTTCTGCGACGACGCGCGAGACACCATCACTGCGCTCGCCGACGACCGCGATAAATGGAAGCACCTCGCAGAAGCCAAGGAGAACGAATCATGAGCAAGGCAATCAAGAAGGCAACCGAGATGATGCGCGACGGGCACACCGACACTGAGATCCGCGAGCTCACCAACCTCAACCCGCAAGTGATCTCATCGATCCGCGAAAGCCTCGGCCGCCAGCACCTACTGACGAAGAAGCACCAGGAATAAAAGAACCCGCTCCACGAGGAAGCGGGCACGTATCCAATCACTACGAGTCTAGTCCTTGAGAGCGGAGAACACTTTGACGACACAAGAGAATCTATGCCCCACCTGCGAGCGCATCATGGGCGACGATCGGGTGATCTGCAGCACGTGCGAGGTTGAGTACGGGCACCGCCTGCATTGGCTGCTCACGATCGGCATGCCCACGCTGAGAAGCGTCGCGTTCAAGCAGGCCTCATTCGCGATCAGATCACCCGGACGCGCGAGCAAGCCATTCGCAGGCACACCCCTCAACGAGGAAGCGCACGCCACATATGACGCGACCGAACATGATCTGCAGTTCCTCGGCGGGGAACTCAACTGGCAGCCGCTCGGCACCACCACGGACGGGCTCATGCGCACATTGCGAGAATGGGACTGGATCCTGCCCCGCCTCCGCAAGCACGTGGGTGCGCTCGCGGCACTGAGCACCGCCGTCGAGGACTATCGCATGGTGACTGCTGACTGCGAGCGCGTGAAGCAGCACATCAGCAGGCAGAGCGAGAATCTACTGGTGGGTATCTGCCCCGAGTGCGAAGCCGAGACCTACACGGATCCGGAAACCGGTGAGACGCTGCATGTGCGCACCAGCATCTACGCACCCAAAGGCACCACGTACGCCGCCTGCCCTCGCTGCGGCAGCATGCTCGACCTGCTCAAAGTGCGAGCCGACTACCTCGATTCGATCGGCGGATTCGAACTCACCTGTACACCTTCGGACGCAAGCGACTATCTACTCGAGACAATGGGAATCAAAGTCTCGCGCAAGACCATTAGCATGTGGTTGAAACGAGGGAAGCTGCCACGCTCACAGAAGCTCGGTAAGGGAAAATGGATATTCAACCTCAGCGACTTACTCATTTGCGCAAATACTAATCAAAAAGCTAAATGACCGGACTTATAATGCTCTAATGGATCAAGGATTAGTGACACTTATCGCCAGTGCTATCACTGGAGCAACCGCACTCACCGGTGCCTATTTCTCATCTATTTGGAAGTCGCACAAAGATGAAAAGCATCAGCGAAAAGACACACTTGGTGACGCATTGCCCGAACTCATCACATGTGGAGAAACATCTTGGAAGACTTCGCATACACTACTCGATGCCTATCTTTATGAATATGAGAATCGAGGAGGCGTCGAGTTCGCAAACTATGTGAAGGCGCACGACGAGGCTGAAGCAGAAGCTCAAAAAGTCTTGTTTAAATTCAGCCTGATATTCCCTGAACTTGAAAAAAGTGCCACGATCCTAATCGACAGGGCCAATTTACTCCCCTCATGGGGATCATCATTCGGCGATCCTCTTGACTATCTCTCAACGGTAAAAGACATGTACGAGTCCGATGAATCTGGGGATAGCATACTAAACGCCAAATATTGGCAGGCCTTCAATAAGGCGAAAAATGACTTAACAAAGGAAGCTAAATCGTTGTGGGAAAAGCTCTGAATAGAATCTGTTGCCGTCCACTGATACAATGACCAATGTCATTTGTATCTAACGCGAGTGATTGATAATCCACTACTCCTTTCTTGTTGATATGCGAAGACCCCGATACTCCACCACTGGAGCCGGGGTCTTCGCATATCCGGATAGGGTTCACGTACTTAACTGTGCAGAGTCTCATAAACACTTGTCCCGGCATCTCCCCAGAGCCGGGGCAAATTACTTGCGTGTTGTTTAGATGTATGATGTTCACAAAATATCCGCAAGGCTGGGGAGCTTGGCAATGAAGAAAACTACTCTTGATTTAAAAAGTCTAGCTGCCAGGAGGAGGAATACGGAAGATCACCCTGTCGCCCCACTGATACAGGGGCACAGTCTCCTGGAACACTTCGCCGCGTATGCCAAGAGCGTTCCAGCAAAGGGCCTTGCCATCAGCAAAAGCGAACTTTATTTGCGTGTTACCAATGTGGCCTGCCGAGGCAGCTACGTAATGGTCTCAGTCGAGTCCGGAATTTTCGGCGATAACGGAAAAGTTTATGATGTCGAGACTGGAGCTTTCAAGTACGACAAAAGCAGCAAACAGTCCGTCACCACTGCCACCCGTGTTGTCATGTTTCTTCCACCTGACGCAGATCAGGCTATTTTCGCAGTAGAAAAGGCCGGAAACTCTCGAGGATTCACACTCTTTAATAGCTTTATCAAAGCAATGCGAGACCATGATCATTCTTTCGTGTATATTTCCGCCAACATTTATGAAACTGACACATGGACTGAACTAAGCAAGCTCACCAGAGTCCAGTTGACGGCCAAAGAGAAACGATTTTCTAAAATCGAAGGTCTCGATAAAGACAAAGTTGTCGTTGCCAATCTTCAACAGTGCATTCTTCCTCCGGATAAGCAGAAGTATTTACCTGACACAGTGAAACAGGCAATCCTCGATCGCAGACTAGATGCCACCTCTCTGTTTTCAGTATCCGACGATCTCGATAAAGAGGTAAAAATCACCCTCAGAAGCAACGACCGAGAAAAAACTTTTATTCTCGGAAAGCAAGGAACCCCACTCTATCGCGAAGTCCTCACCGATGACGGTGCTCCACAACTGGACGATGATAGCTTCATCAAAAAAGTCGCAGAATCCGTTGCCGACAAATACCACGATATGGGGAAAGACTGGAATCAGAGATACGAGACTGACGATTGGGACGAGGAGAAGTTAAACTTTAGCTGGAACGAAAAAGAAGAACAGCCCCACGAGGAGGCGTAATGGGAATCATAGGGAATTACTTCGGTCTTCTCGCTCCCAAGGGGCGAAAATTCCGTCACCCTGATATACCCTCGCTGGTAATCGAGATACTAATCCCGATCATCTGTGCTCTCGCGGCGTTCTTCCTTCACATACGACTTGGCAACCCTGACATAATCGTTGCCGGAGTCGGAGTCCTCGGCGGACTGCTGTTCGCACACGCGATCTTCGTCTTCCAATTGCGTCTCTCATATTCCGAGGCACGACGCAGAAGAAACGAATCTCCTAAACAACCCAAAATGGAAAAAACCGAAGTGCCTGAAATGATTACACAAATGTTTCATGCGGTAGTGTATTCGTCGGCACTCTCGCTCTTCATCACACTAATCGTTGGCATGGCCTCCTCCCTCGGGTTCCAAGAGCAGGACAAAAAATTCGGGACAATCCTGTCCACAATCATTATTCTGTTGATCGCTCACCTAGTGGGCTGCGTGTGGCATGTGCTCACGATAACCACCTCAGCCTATCGAGACCTGCAGAACGAAATGTAACCATATTCCTTTTGCTAATTAGCTCTAGGAAACTAATGAAAACGTCTTCGCCCCAGCCAATCCATCGGAGCTTATCCAATCCTTCTGGAACGACGCAACTTCTCCTGCCCAATGAGGCAATGCAGGCTACCCGATAGTGATAGTGAGCCTCAGCCGAAGTCTAGATAAGATGTTGTCATGAGCTACAAGAGCATCATCGGCGCTGTGTCCGGCGGATCGTCCATCGTCAAGTACTCCGACGAGGAGCGGGCGTGGCAGGTCTATACGCGGTGGAAGAACGGCAAGCCCAGGTTCGCGTTGCGCCGCGTGCCCGATATCATCGCGTACGAGGCTGTCACTGAATACACGACGTTCGTGCAGACCGACAGCAAGATGCATGGCGGTTTCGGCCTGGCACTGGTGGGCGACATGCTCTTCGGTCCCATCGGTGCAATCGGCGGCGCAGTCCTGGGACGCAAGCAGTCGGAGACCATCAAGCAGCTCGGCTTCGCCTTTCGCACCAAAGCCGGAGACGAATACGTGATCCCGGTTCTCTACTCGCCACGAGGCACGCGCTCTGACAAAGCCGAAGCGAAGAACGCTCTGCGCACATTGCAGAAGGTCGTGGACGTCTTCACCCGCATCGGCACGGAGTTCACCGAAGACTGGCACACGGACATCGACGCCTGGCGGTGACAAACTTTATAGGGGGTGACCACGATGCCGTGGATGCCCCCGAGCAGATGCACCACGCCAGGATGCGGAAGCATCGCCACACAGCATGGCAAGTGCGAGGAGCACCAGCGACCGGCATGGCAGCAGCCAAGCCAGCACACCCTCAGGATGAACGCGACGCTGGAAAGAAAATGGCGACGCCAGGTCAAGGAGAACGCCACCAGCATCTGCGAATCCTGCGGAGCCTACGCGCCACGCGGCCAAGCCGATCACATCCAACCCATCGCCGACAACGGAGCCCTCTACGACACCGCCAACGGCCAATGGCTTTGCTACAAATGCCACAGAGCGAAGACCATTCAGGAAAATCGCGAGCGCACCCTGCGCCGTCACGGTCATGGGTAGGGGTGTTCGGATTTGAAATTTTCATCTCGATTTCGGCGGCATGGTCAGAATCGGAGACGCGAGCGTTATTTTTACCTTTTTTGGAGAGAATCGGGGTTGCCATGGGTGCGAGGGGTCGTTTGAAGCTCGCTCCCGCAGGCGAGGCGGTTGCCGATGCGAATTCCGCGGCGGCGATGGTGGAAGCTCGAGAGCCCGACAAGCCCAGCGGCCTTCCGCTGGAGATATCAGAGCTGTGGGATGAGCTGGTGCCGGTACTGTCCGAGGCGGGTTTGCTGTCGGAGGCCGATGGCATGACGCTGGAGATGGCGTTGAGGCATTTCAGCATGGCGCGGCGGGCGAGCAACGAGATGATCGATGCAGGGATCGTGGTCGAGGACAAGCGTCATGGCGGCCAGGAGGCGAAGAGTCCGAAGGCGCAGATCTTCAAGGACAATTCGCAGGCCTTCCTGGAGTACGCGAAGCAGCTCGGCCTGAGCTTCGCCGCGCGCTCGCGCATCAACGTGGAAGGCGGCAAGGATGACGAGGAAGGCAACCCGTTCGCTCTCGACTGAGCGCCCCTATGCCGCGCCGCTGTCTCCCGAGGTGAAGTGGTATCTCAAGGATCGTGGCTTCGAATTGCAGAAATGGCAGAAGCCCCTGTGGCGCACCGCCGAACCCCGGGACGTGGAGGGCGCGTACTTCGATCCCGCGCGCGTGGATCACGTCATCGACACGTTGCGGCATCTGCGGCACACGCAGGGCAAGTGGGCCGGCCATCCGCTGCGTCCCGACGTGTGGCAGATCGCCTACATCATCGCGCCGGTCTTCGGATGGGTGCGGAAGAATCCCGACGGGCGCGTCGTGCGCATCATCCGCAGCGCGTGGACGGAAGTGCCCAGGAAGAACGGCAAGACCACCCTTGCCTCAGGCATCGGCCTCGATCTCGCCTTCGCCGACGGTGAGCGCGGCGCGCAGGTCATCGCCGCCGCCGGCAGCAAGGAGCAGGCGCTCAACGCCTACCGTCCGGCCCAGCTGATCGCGGAGAACAGCCCCGACTTCAAAAGGGCCGGCATCCAATCGATGAAGAAGGAGATCGTGCGCCCGGTCGACCAGTCCTTCTTCAAAGCGGTGGGCAGCATCGGCGATCTCCTTCAGGGAACGAACCCGAGCGGCTACATCGTCGACGAGATGCACGTCCACCGCGATTCCAGCGTCATCGACGCCCTCGAATCGGGCACGGGCGCTCGCGACCAGCCTCTGGGATTGATCATCACCACCGCCGACAGCGGCAAGAAGAACAGTCCCTACGCCCAGCACAGGGACCGCATCGAACGGTTGTGCAAGGGGATCTTCAAGAATCCCACAGAGTATGGGGTGGTGTTCGCCGCTCCGAAATCCGCCGACCCGTTCAAGGAATCGACGTGGATGCGCGCCAACCCCGGCTACGGGGTGAGCCCCACCAAGCAGTTCATGGAGTCGGAGGCGGAGAAGGCACGTGACTCGCCGTTGAATCTGGCCCGCTTCCTGCGCCTCAATCTCAACGTGCGCACCAAGCAGACGACGAAATTCATCAGCATGCGCGCCTGGGACGCCAACGACCGCGACGTGAGCGAAGCCTCGCTGCGTGGGCGGCGCTGCTTCGGTGGCCTTGATCTCGCCTCCGTCTCCGACCTGTCGGCCCTGTGCTGGCTCTTCCCCGACGATGACAGGTTCAAGGCCATCTGGCGTTTCTGGACACCCGAGGACAATCTCGCCGCTCTGGACATCCGCACCAACGGCATGGCCAGCGTATGGGCTCACGAGGGATGGTTGACGACGACGCCGGGAAACGTACAGGATTACGATTTCATCCGCTCCCGGATCAACCACGATGCCGAAACCTTCGACGTCGCCTCGCTTGGCTTCGACCCGTTCAACAGCTCCCAGCTCGTCAACGACCTCACGGCGGACGGCATCAACATGGTGAAGGTCCGTCAGGGCTATCTCACGCTGAGCCCGCCCCTCAAGCAGGTGCAGCGCCTCGTCCTGTCGGGAATGAGGAACGAGCCGGGCATCATGCATCACAACCCCGTCATGGACTGGTGCGTCGACAACCTCGCGGTCACCGAGGATCCCGCCGGCAACGTGAAGCCCGACAAGGAGAAATCCGGAGAGAAGATCGACGGCGTCGCCGCATTGGTCACCGCCATGAGCGAGGCCATCGCAGACACCGCGCAGACCCGTAGCGCCTACGAGGAGCACGGGCTGCTCATCGCCTGAACGAGAAGGAGCCAGCATGTGGTATCGACCAGGAAGAACGCTCACGGTGTCTCTCACCGACGGCAGCAGCCTCACCGGACGCAGCATGCTCGCCTGGCCCGGGCGCATCCGACTTGGCGGCGTCAAAGTCACCGAGGGCGAAGTCCCAGGAACAATTATCATCTATCGAAAATCTATTCTGACGGTGCAGGTGGTGTGACATGGTGAGCCTCAATCTTGGAAGCAACGTCATCAGCATCGGCAACCCCGAGATCCCCGGCGTCGGCTCGCGCACCTCCTGGGGCATTCCGGTCGCCGACCCGGGAACCCAGCTCAGCTCCTTCGCCTCCGTGGGCAGCGTCAACGTGCAGCGCATGTGGCGCACCCAGCCCAGCGTGCGCAAGGTCGTCGAATTCGCCGCCAGGAACGTGGCCATCGTTCCGTGGAAGGTGTACCGACGCGACGCCGACGACGACAGGGTGCGCGTCTCGGACTCTTTGGCCGAGAAACTACTCCGCTCCCCCCATGCCAGCGCATGGCAGACCAGCTTCAAGCTCCTCCAGCGCCTCACCGTCGACGCGATGCTCTACGACCGGTGGTGCGTGGCGCTGCTCGCGGAATCCGACGGAACCCAGTTCCTTCAGAGGATACCGCCGCGCATGCTCGAAATCGATTCCGACGCGGCCGACAACATCACGCGGATCGGAATCCAGACGGCAACTGGCGTCGTCGATCTCACCGGCGAGGCGATCGCCATGGGAACGGGCTGGTCAGCCCTGAGCGGGGACGGCATCAGCCCCCTGATCACACTCGATCAGCTGCTGCGCGAACAGACCAACGCCGTCGAATGGCGCAACGCCCAATGGGACCGCAGCCCCAAGTTCACCGGCATCATCACCCGGCCGCTCGAAGCGCCCGACTGGAATCAGAAACCGGAGAAACGAGACCGCTTCGTGCAATCATGGAAGGAGTTCCGCGATTCGAAGGCCGGAGGAACCCCCATTTTCGAGGACGGCATGAGCTACCAGAACATCGGCAGCACCATCAGCCCCGCCGACGCCAACGACATCGAAGGCCGCAGGCTCAGCGAGGTCGAAGTCTGCTCCGCCTTCCATATCCCGCCCGAACTCGTCGGAAGCCGACAGGGAACGTTCAGCAACATCGCCGCGTTCCGCCAGATGCTCTACGGCCCCACCCTGGGACCCATCCTCGAGGAATTCGAGCAGGCCTTCAATCTACAGATCATTCCCGCGCTCGACGCCGACGGCGACGGACTGTATGGCGAGCTCGACCGCAACACCGCTCTCAACGGCAGCTTCCTCGAAATGGCGCAATACCTGCAAACCGCCGTCGGTGGCCCCTTCATGACCCGCAGCGAGGCACGGGGAATGCTCGACTACACGAAGATCCCCGGCACCGAAGACCTCATCGTCCCGCTCAACGTCACCGCCGGAGGCCTCGCCTCCCCCACCGACACCGGTTCACAGAACCGCAAATCGCAGGAAAGCCGGATCCGCTCCCAAGCGAGAATGCGACTGCGGAAAACGGCGCTCGACCAACTCGCCGTCACCAAGACAAAGACCCAGAAAAGCCTCGAAGACACACTCAAAGCGATCTACGAGCGCGAACTCGCCGACGCGGACGGAAAACCCAAATCCGAGGAGTTCCACAAGAAATGGGACCGAATCCTCGCCGAAGCGATGAGCCCACACACGTGGATGACCGCATTGGCGGGTGCCAGAAGCGTCCTCGACGAATACAATCCCGACGAAACCGGATGGGCCGAGGACGTCATGCGACCTTACGTCGACGCGATCAACCAGAACGCCGCAGCGAAAATAAACGACGGAGTCCTCGCCAATCTGGCAGATCTCGACCGCGAGACGGCAGAAGAAGCCGAGAAGAACCCCAAGCAGTCACTCCTCGACCGTCTCCGCAACTCCACCGCGCTCGCATGGGCCGGTGCCCTGATCGCCAACTGCGCGGGCTTCGGACGCCAGGACGCGGCCTCATCCTCCGGTCTCACGCAGAAGCAGTGGGTCGTCACCTCGGCGAACCCACGCCCCTCGCACGCTCAGATGAACGGCGAAAGCGTGGGAATGGACGAGACATTCAGCAACGGAGCCCGCTGGCCCGGAGACGGCGGCCTCGACGTCGACGAGACATCGGGGTGCACCTGCGTCCTGAGCTACACGTGGTGAGAAAGGAACAACATTGAGTCAGATAACCGTAGTGACCGGCCCTCCCGCCGCAGGAAAAACCACCTACGTGGCCGAGCATAGGAAAGACGGCGACATCGTCGTCGACTATGACGCGCTCGCCGTCGCATTGGGGCAGACGGCACCTCACTCGCTGACGGGAGGCGCGGCCGAATTGGCGAAGCCAGCGCGCGACGCGGCCATCGACACCGTGCTCGCCGGCATCGAGTCAGATTCGTGGATCATCCAGACATGGCTGAACCCCGATCGCAAAGCGCAATACGAGACGGCAGGAGCGGAGATCGTCACCGTGGATCCCGGCAAGGACACCGTGCTCGAGCAGGCCACAGCCGATGAGCGCCCCGACGGCACCGAAGCGGAGATCGATCGCTGGTATGAGAACGGCGGAAGCTACGAGAAGAAATCCGACGCCCCTGCCCGAGTGATGAAGAGCTTTACCGCGAAAGCGGACACTTCCGCCGGCAAAGGCAGGTTCACCGCCTTGGTGTCGGCATTCGGAGTCGCCGACACCCAGCATCAGGTCATCGAGGCCGGAGCGTTCGCGGATTCCCTCAAAGGATTCACGCCGGATCAGCCGCTGCCATTGCTCTGGGATCACAAATGGGATGACATCTGGTCGCACATCGGCTCCGCCAGCGCCAAGGAGACCGACGAAGGACTCCAGATCGACGCACAGCTTGACATGAACAACCCCACGGCCCAGCAGGCATACAGCCTGCTGACGCAGGGACGCGTCCACGAGTTCAGCATCGGCGGATACATCGACGACAAGGACATCACCACCGACGAGCAGGGGCTCGAGCACATCAGCATATTCGATCTCACCGAGGTATCGATGACCTTGAAGGGCGCGAATCCCGCCACCAAGCTCATCGACGTCAAGTCCCAGTCCCTCAAGGAAGGCCGCGTCCTCGCCTCGAAGCACGTCGAAGCGCTGCGGACCACGCGCGCCAGCCTCGCGGCGGACATCACAGCACTCGATTCCGTCATAGCGGCGGTATCCCCAGACCCGCCGGGAAAATCCAGCGGAAAATCACAAGACGAAGCCTCCGATTCCACGGAGGCTTTTTTGATGCGTAAGCGCAGGGCTTTCGCACTCATCCATCTCACACGCTCGCAGACCGCGGGCAAGGAGGAAAAATGAACAAGAACGAAAAGCTGAAGGCCTTGCTCGCCGAAGCGGCAAACCTTGAGAAGAAGGGCGACTCGCTCACCGAAGAGGACGTGACCCGCGCCGAAGAGCTTTCCGGCGAGATCACCGCCCTCAAGGCGGAGATCGCCAAAACCGCCAAGACGTCCGCGGCATTGCGCGCGGCCCTCAAGTCCAGCGGTCCCGTCCATGAGGAGGAATCCCTCAAAGGTGCAACCGTCGGCGACCGCTTCGTGCATTCGCCCGCGATGAAGGCCTTCCGCGACGCCAACCCCAACGGTGTTGACGGCACTCCCGTCAACATCCGAGTCAAGGGCCTCGGCTCCTTCGGCCGCAATCTCAAAGCCGATGATGACGCGTCGACGGATTCCACGCTGACCACCACGCTGCCAGGCGCAGTGCAGGTCACCCGCCTTCCCGGCGTCGACGATCTTACCTACCGCAACCAGCCGGTCTTCCTCAACCTCGTCACCCGCGGCACCACCGCCAGCGACCACGTCGAGTACCGCCAGCTCATCTCGGTGACAAACAATGCCGCCGTCGTCGCGGAAAAGGGCGAGAAGCCCCTCTCCGCCCTCGACTTCCAGCTCGCGCAGGCGAACGGCCACACGTATGCCGACGGGTTCAAGGTCACCAACCAGGAGCTCAAGGACGATGGCATCATCTCCAACCTGATCAACACCACGCTGAAAACGAATCTCGACACCACGATCGAGAACATTCTGCTCAACGGCTCCGGCACCAACGAGCCTGCCGGCATCCTCAACATGACCGGCACCCTCAACCAGGATTACGACACCGATGCGATCACCACGATCCGCAAGGCCATCTCCACGCTGCAGAACACCAGCAAGGCCACGATTCAGGCGATCGTGCTGAACCCCACCGACATCGAGGCAATCGACCTGATGAAGGACTCCACCGGCCGCTACCTCGGACAGGGCCCCTTCGGCATCGGGCCGCGCACCCTGTGGGGCGTGCCCCTCGCCGCCTCCCAGAGCGTGGCGGAGGGAACCGCCATCCTCGGCGACTTCACCGCACTCCAGCTCCTGGACTACGAATCCCTCTCCATCACCGCGTTCAACCAGAACGAGGACGACGCACGCCACAACCTGACCTACATCCGCGCAGAACAGCGCTCGCTGCTGCTGTGCCGCGAGCCCGCCAAGCTGCTGGTCGCCTCTCTGAAGACCGCGTGATCCGAATGCGGATGGTCACCATCAATGGCGTCCGCTACCGGCCCGAGGACGCACGGCATCTCGGACTCACCGAGGTGCCTGCGTCACGGGTCACGAAGGAGATAGCGGCACCGCAGACGTCAAAACCAAGGAGAAAACGAAATGGCGCAAGTAAATAACCAAGCGGTCGAATTCCAGCATGCCGTCACTGGCATGCAGGCTGATGCGAGCCAGAGCGTCACGCAAGTGCAGTTCGTCGACGACAACGGCCAGCCCACCGATATCGGCGGAGGAAACGCTTACACGCTGCCGGACGCGTCCGCGACAGTGAAAGGCGGCATCAACCAGGCCGTCGCGGTCGCCGACGTCGCCAGCGCCGATGCCGCGGCAGCCGCCGGGGACGCGCCCACCAAGGCGGAGTTCGACGCGCTCGTCACCCTCGCCAACGAGCTGAAGAAGCAGTTCAACGCGAAGATGGCCGCCGACCGCACCGCCGGCGAACAAGCAGCGTAGGAGAGGCGGGAACGATGACGGATGACACCTATCTCGCCGAAGCGAGCGATCTTTCGACGCTGACGGGAGCATCCGCCAGCGATCCCAAGCTTTTGCTCGCGCTCAAACGCGCCACGAACAGATTCATCGACTCCATCGGATGGAATCCCACCTATGTGGAAGACGACGCGATCACGCTCGACGGCACGGGATCCTCCACGCTGCTGCTGCCGGTGATGCGCGTCGGCAGAATCAGCTCCGTCACCATTGCCGGCACCAGTGTCGCGGATTGGACGGCGAACCTCGGCGCAGGGATCCTGCGCAGGAAACGCCGCTGGCCCGACGAACTGGGAGCCATCGTCGTCACCTGCAGTCACGGGTGGAAGCTGATTCCCGGCGGGCTCAGCGACGCCATCCTCGAACAAGCCGAGGCGCAGTACCGCAGCATCAGCGGCATCCAATCCTATTCGCTCGGCGGCCGCTCCATCACCTTCGGGGCCGCCACCACGGTCGGCGTCACCCAGAAATGGACGGACGCCACCAACCGCTACAGCCTCGGAGTGCGCGTATGAACGACCTCGGACTCTTCGGTGCCACAAGCATCGACTATCTCAATCCGGCCAGCACAACGGACCATGGTGCCACAACGATGACATGGACGGGCGAATGGCAGACGCTGGACGGCTGCGATCTCCAGGAGCCCGCCACCGCAACGGCCAGCGACAACCGCGAGGGAACATTGAGCCAATACACGCTCTATCTTCCCTACGATGCGCCCATTCTCGACAATGCCCGTGTCCGCTACCTCGGACAGGAGCTGCAGGTCGACGGCATGATCCTGAGAGTCTCCGATCCACTTGGCCTTCTTCCTTATGCGAAGGCCACATTGACGGCATGGCGAGGATGACATGGGGAAAACGACCATCAAATTCAACTACAGCGCCTTCGGCAACCTGCGCAGAAACGTCGCCGTGGATGCGGAACTCAAGTCCAAGGCATATCAGATCGCAGCCCGTGCGAACGCCGCCGCCGGGCTCACGGACGGATACCAGGTCTTCGCCGCGGCCTCGGCCAGCCGCTCCCGCTACATCGTGGCAGCCGTCACCGAAGAGGCAAGGCGCATGGAAGCCACACGCAGATGCCTCACCAACGCGCTGACGGGAGAATAGCATGCAACTCTCCATCAGCCGCGACGTCGAAGAACAATGCATTGCCGCGATCGCACACGTCTTCGCGGCAATGAACGACGTCAGCTCCGTTCCTTGCGCAACACGGATTCCCACGGATTCAGCCAACGTGACGCTGAGCGAATTCGTCCGAATCATCGCCTCCAATCCGCAAAGCGAAACACGGAAAACAACCGCATGGACCATCACCGTCGAAGGCTGGGCGCAAACGGAGACACGAGCCTCCAGAATCTGCGTCCTCGCGCTCGCGGCACTCACGCAAGCCACGGGGCTCCTCTTCGACGGACACATCACAGGTGGCGCTGGCAACGACCCGCACCCCGACTATCCGCTCATGGGACGCTACTCAGCGACCATGACGCTGCGCTCGCGCAACATCATCCAGCAAATCAACCAATAACCGCCCATCGGAAGGAAACAAAATGAGCGACAACAAAAACATCGTCGTCGGCAGCGACACCGTCACCGGCGGCGTCAGCCTCGCACCATTCGGCACCATTCTGCCAAAGGACGCCACCACCGCGCTCGCCGAAATCTTCGGCCGCTCGGGATTCGTCACCTCCGACGGCGTCGAGCGCGAAGAGAAAGTCGACACCGACTCGCTCATCGCATGGGGCGGCAATACGGTGCGCATCGTCAAAAAAGGCACCACTGTCACCGTCACGTTCAGCTTCATGGAATACCTGAACCCCGTCGTGCAGAAGGCCATCTACGGGGATGCGAACGTGACGGCCACCGAAGCCACGGCCGAGCACGGCAATCTGCTCGAGATCGCGGGACATGTGGATCTCGCTCCGCACAAGGTGCTCGTCATCGACATGGTCGACGGTGACGTCCGTGGCCGGGTCGTGTTCCCCGACGCACAGATCACCGACCGTGACAAGTACACCGCCAAGGACGAGGATGCCATCAGTCGCTCCGTTACCTGGGCGCTGCTGCCTGACGAGAACGGCGACTACTTCCATGAGTACTGGGATGACGGGCAGAAGCTTGCTACCACCACTACGGAAGAGACTCCAGCGGAAAACACTGACACGACTGCGGAATCCGAAACGACTCCGGAAACCGCGACCAGCGGAACGGGTGAGTGATGATCTACGAAATCCAGCCCTCTGCGGCATCGAAACCCGAGAACCGCTTCGAATTCAAACTCTCGGGATCCAAGAAGACCTACAGCGTTCCGCTCCTGCAATTCATTCCGCCCCAGCTCGCGCTCGATTTTCCCAATCTCGACGAGAACGACATTTCCTCCGTCATGGAGTTCATGGGCAAATTCCTCCACCGGATCAGTCCCAAAGAGGACATCCTCGCCCTTTTCGAAGACCAGCAGCAATTCATGGAATGGTTCGGAGCATGGCAGGACGCCAGCACGGCGACATTGGGGGAATCAACAGCCTCGGAAGACTCATCGGAGAACACCGAGGCGCACTGAACCGAGACCTCATCGACGCGGGAACGAGCCTGGCGAAGCTGGGAAGCGAAGCACTCACCTGGGCCGATCTCCTCGACTTCGTCAATTACGCGCCACTCGACTCAGCGCTCGCGGGGGAATTCGCAGGATTCCCCCCTGGCGTGAGGTTCGGCGACGTCATCGCGACACAAACAGTCAACGAAGTCAGAATGCTCGCAGCCGGGCTGGCCGGGGAACGTCATCCGAAGCTCATCGACATCCTTCACTCCCCCACGCAGAAGAATATGAGACTCAAACACACTCCCAACCGTCTCACGGTCGCGGAGATGAAACAACGAATCGGATGGGATTAAGGACCGTGGCTGGTGCCATGGTCCTTCTTTTATAAGGAGGCGCGATGGCGGGAAAGAAGCTAGCCTCCGCATATTATGAGCTGATCGCGGCAACGCCGAACGCGGAAGGGCAGATCACCGCTGCGATCGTCCCCGGCGCTCAAAAGGCCGGAGCGAAAGGCGGTTCCGCCGCCGGCAGCAGCATGGGATCGAATCTCTCGGCAGCCGTGAAGAAATTCGCCGCGCCTGTCGCCTCAGCGCTTTCCGTCGCTGGCATCGCGAAATTCGCCAAGGCCTCCGTCGGACAATTCACCGAAGTCGCAGGATCGGTCAAATCGTTACAAAGAGTCATCGGCGGCACCCCCGAACAAGTCTCCAGCCTCCAGGGCGCGATGAAGCTCAGCGGCATGGAAGCCTCCAAAGCCAACGGATCCCTCACGATCTTCTCCAAAAAGCTCCAGGCGGTCTCCGGCGACTCGAAGAAAACCGCCGCCATGCAGAAGGAACTGGGAACAAGCCTCACCGACGCCAACGGCAAGATGAAACCCATGAGCGAACTGCTCCCACAGGTCGCCGACACCTTCAAGAACATGCCCGACGGCGTCCAGAAGACAGCGCTCGCGACATCACTGTTCGGCAAGTCGGGAACCGCCATGCTCCCGTTCCTCAATCAGGGCTCGTCGGGAATAAAAGATCTCGAAGGCAAGGCCAAGAGCCTGGGCATCACGCTCAACGACGGTGCGATGGACAAGTGGGCGAAATACAAGACCGCAGTGCGCGGCGTGCAGACCACGATGGACGGTCTCAAAACGCAGGTGGGAAACGCGCTCATCCCGATTTTCACGGGATTTTCCAACTTCATCATCAACACGGTGACGCCGACGATCAAGGATCTCATCAAATGGTTCCAGTCGAAGGCAGTACAAGACTTCGCCAACAAGGCAGGGCAGGCTCTCTCGGATTTCGGCAAGAAAGCGGCTGATATTCTCAAGCAGGTCAAAGACAAGCTCATGGACATCGTGACCTGGGTGATGCAAAACAAGGATTGGCTCTCGGCCTTCGCAGTCGGCATCGGCGTCATCATCGCTGCGTTCGAGGGATGGAAGCTTGCACAGGCGGCGCTGACCACTGCGACGAAGATCGCGACGGCTGTACAGACCGCCTTCAACATCGTCATGGATGCCAATCCGGTCGCCATCGTCATCATCGCCATTGCAGCTCTGGCCGCGGGGCTTA